CCAGCTAAAAACTCTTGTGTAGTAGGACCAAATATACTTTTTCTTGCACCTTGTAATAAACCAGTGTTTTCAAAAATCTTAGCTGATTTACTTAGATTATTTAATTCTACAAATGTAGATTTAGATTTTCCAAGTTTACCAACACCAAAACCAAGTAATGCTACTGGGTCAGCAAATATCTGTGCAATAATATCTATTGCTCCAGTCATGTAGTTATATGCTTTTGTGCCTGGTTCTATTATTTCATCAATAGGCTTAAATAAATATCTTCCAATTGTAACTGTAGGTTCTAATCCAGCAGCTCTAAATTTTTCTGCACGTTCACCAACAAATTGTATTTGATTTGCTTTTTTCTTTTGTTCTTCGTATATTTGTACACCTAAAATATTATCTCTTACAAACTCTCTTGCAGCTAACGGGTCAACACCTGCAGCTAATAAATTTTTATATTCATCAGTTTGTGTTGGGTCTGTTGTACCTAAGAACCATCCTTCACCTAAATCTAAATCTTTTCCTGCAGCTTTTGCAGAATCTATTTCACCTAACAAAGTTGCTTTACTTAATTTAGCAGCCTCATCATGTGTAAGTCCTTGTTGTCTGCCTTCTAAATATCTAACACCTCTTGGCGCACCACTTTCCCATAAGTTTTGAAATCCAATAAAAGCACCTCTTACTGCTCTACGTGTAGCATCTTTTAGTTTTTCAAATCCATTTTCTTCTTTTAAAACAGATTCCTTCATTACTATCTGACCTAATCTTGGGTCATCTTCTGCTATACCTAGTTTGACTGCACCTACTAAAGAACCTTTACTAATTGTTGGATAACGTTTGACTATTGCTGATGCAAGGTTAGCTTGTTCTTGATTGACTGAACTAGGTGCTACAGCTTTACTTATAGCTCTTTTTGTTTCTGAATCATCTTGAAACGATGATGCGTCAAAAGTGCTGTATGACATGTTACCCCTTTAGTAATTGTGCTAGAAGTGGGTCACCTGTTAAGTCATAAAATTTTTGTATTAAAGATTCTGTAGTGTCAATCGGTTCTTGTGAACCAACACCTGGACCAAAATCTAAACCATCTTCTACTGGTCTTAATGGTTGATTAGTAGGTTCAAAGACACTTGCAGCTGCAGTTGGTGCTGGTGCTGGAAGTGGTAATTCTTCTGTTAGATTTAAATTTTGTACTTCACTATTAAGTGCTTTTAGGGGTTCTTTTTCTCCATAAGTCATTCTTGTTTGGTCAATATAATTATTAGATGCTGGCTTTACAGCTGAATTTCTTTTATTTATCCTCGTTGCCATCATCTTCTCCTTCATCATCAAATATAAAAGTTTGACTAATAATTAAATATCCATTAGGTAAATCTATAGTTGGTAATCTATTGTGAAATAATCTAGGTTCAAATAAATCACTCTCTAATAATATATCGTCACCTAGTTCGTCAACATCTTCTAAAGAGTTCCAAACTATATCAGCAAATTGTTTATTTATATCTTTCATCCTATTCCTAATACTTGTTGTATAGAAGGCGCAGGTCCCGTGGTGGTGGGACCTTGACCTTCTAATAATTGAGCCTCTGGCTCTGGTATGTCGGGTTTTTCTGCTGTAAAAAATTTATCTAAGATGTTCTGCATATTACCTGGATTTTTTCTAATTTGCACAACAGCCATAATAGCTTTTTGGTCACCACCAGCTGCTTGTTGTAGTAAAGTATCTTCTAATACTTTATCCATTTTTTCTCTTGTAATTCTTTCATTAACCATAGCTAGGTTATCTAATCCGTCTAAGTTTTCTTGTAATGTTTGTGTATCAATAACACCAGAGCTTAAAAGCTGCAATCCAGTAACAATTTTTTGTGGTTCATCATAACCAGCCATAGCACCATAAACACGTCTAGTTTTAAAAGCACCGTTTATATCTGTATTAGGGTCATACTTTTCAGAAAAGAACTCATTGTTATAATATCCAGATAGTTCTTTGTTTCTACCACCATACATGTTTTCATCCCATTCAAGTCTTTTAGAATCAATCTGTTCAACTGCATCTGCTAATACTGTGTGATATTCTCTAATCATCAATGACATAGATGCACCTAATTCTTCTAATCCTCTACCTGTTGCAAAACTTAATGGTGATTGTGAATCATCTTGTGCTGGATAAGATGCACCAACACGTAATTGACGTTCTATTCTATCTATCTGTTGAAAAATTTGATAAGGAATATTAGATGCTGGTTTTGATACAGAACTACCTGGAGAGAAATAGTTTACTGCAAATCTGCCTTTTTTATATTGTCCAGATTCTAATTCACCAGTAATGTTTGTTTCTGTAAATACAGCATCTTCCATAGCAATTATTGACATAACATTTATCTTTGCCATTGATGCCATCAATCCAATAATCTGGTCATATTGACCTTGCATTTGGTCAAAAGAAAATTTCTTTGCAACAACAAAAGCTGGTCCACTTTGTAAAGGGTTAGGAATAAAATCTAATATTGTACTTGATGACATGTGGTAGATGTATGTGCCTTCTTCATTGTAGTATTCAGATACCAGGTCACCTTCGTTGTTTGAGTTTGCCCAAGAACCATTGTAAGAATCTTGATATGCTGATGCGTACCCACTAGCAACATTAACTGTGTTATAACCTTTTTTTATTTCTTTTTCAAACTGTGGATATATTTTTGCTAAAGATGCTTTAGGTACACGTCTTACAATAGACATTTCTTTTGGCATTTGGTCTGCACCAAAGTAACCAGGAAAACAGTTATAAGGGTCACGTAATTCTGCACAAGGATAAGGTGTTCCATCTGGGCCTTTTTTTTCTTTTATAATCCATACTGCAAAACCATAACCTGGTAACCATCTACCAACTTGTGGCATTTGTAAATCTAATCTTTGTACATCATCATAAGCTGTAACAATTCTTGCTATTTTATCTGCTCTTTTTCTTGCACGTTCAGAATCTTTATTGTTTGGTACATCTACTTTTAAGTTTGGTATTCTACCTATTTTTTGTGCTAGATGTTCAAGTCCAGACATCATAAGGTTAGGCATAGGTACTTGCCATTCTTCAAAACCTTTTATCTGGTCACCTAATAAAGCAAGTAATCCAGAAGGACCACCGTTCATAATAGAACGAATACGTCCACGTGAATTATGTTTATCTTGATTGTCGTAATGTAGCTGCGTTATTTTATCTTGTAATTCTGCTGTATTCATATCTTTACCATGGTGCCGTATTCATAGAACTTATGTTCATGTTTCCATAGCTAGGGTTATAATCATATCCCATCTCTGCAATAAATTCTTTTTGTAACCTTCTTACAATTTTTATTGGAAACCAACTTGCCATAACTATATCCGACTTATATCCTTTGCTACTTGCTTTGTTAGCAGCATTTGAAAAATACAAAAGCTGCCTACGATATATATTACTCTTATTTTGTGAATCTGCATTACCATAAGGAAGATTTACAAGGCCTTTGTCAAATAGCTCACTCATGGACCCGACACCGAAATATGGGTCAAATTTATTTTTCTGTGTTTGATGTCCTTCTAAATGTATGCCACGTGATGCAGTCCACTCTTTTAATTCTCTATCTTGTCTAATTGCACGTTGAAATCCATTCTCTTCAATAATCCAATGTGAACATTGATACTTACTGTGCCATTCTTTTATAGTTTTAAATGCTTGTGGAATACCACCACCTTTTTTATTTTCTATATCTACCATGTAAAGTTTGCCATTTTCTACATCGTATGCCCATAAAAATGCTGCCTGGTAACCCGTAGCAGCTGGGTCAAGACCAGCAATCAATCTAGTTCTAGGTGGTACGTGTCCAACTATTCTTGAATCATCTCTTGCTGCATCTAAAGAATCTACTTTAAACATTTGTAAACCTTCTGAAAAAGGTCTGTTTAAGTAAACCATTTCAAATATCGCAAGACCACCTGTTGTTTCGGCATTTCTCCTTTGTGCCATGAGCCACTTATAACTTCTTTTTGATGACCATAACATGTGTTTTGTATGGTCTTTTGGTTCACCACTATCAATAGGAATATCTAAGCTATGAGCTGATTCTATTATTTTCTCCCATTCATCATTGTCAATCAAAGAGTTATACAAATCATCTGGATGTTGTCTTGAACCTATGACAACAATTGCTGTATGTTCCTCTTTACGTGATGACAATGTTGTAGTCCACCATCGTTTTGTTTGTTCACGTGAACTAGGCTGCACAGTTGTACCGTGGTCCTCAATATCATCTGCAATAATTAAATCACAGTCACGTGATAGTATCTTGCCACCTTTGCCTACAGCCACCATAGTCGGTGATTTGATACCAGTTACGGTTCTAGTCTTTACAGTAAATTGTCCAGAACTCCAAGTTTTACCTGTTCTGCTTTTTGGTTTAAAAGTTTCTCCTGGTCCACAAAAATCTTCTATTAGTTTTTCGTTATTCTCTAAATGGTCAAGCACTGCACCTACAGAGTTTTTTGCAATATCTTCATTACCACCTACCCACATAACCCTTATGTTTGGATTTTGACATATCTGCCATACAGCAAAGTGTGTAAGTAAATCTGTTTTACCGTGTCGTGGTGGTGATAGAATCATAAGCTGTTCACCTTTGTCAATAGCTTTTAGAATATTTTTTATCCAGTTTTTGTGAAACTTAGCTGTTTCGTATTGTTGCCCAGTTTCTGTTAAGAAGTATCTATCTCTAAATTTTTTAAAAGATTTTAAAGAATCCTTAGCCTCTTCTGGTATATCCCAGTTTTCTCTTGCTGCTAGTTTTGCTTTATCTTCTTTGTAAGCAAGCATCATTCTTGCTACAACACTCTGGTCAACTCCTATATCTTCTGCTACAAATTTTTGTGTAAGTAAACCTTCGTCTATTTCTTGTGCATAATTCTCTACAAAATATAAATAATGTTCTCCACGATTAGCTCTATTGTTAGGTGTTTGTAATTTTTCTTGTTCTTTTTTTTCTGCAGTTCGTGTCCTGGCATTTGCAGCTTTAGTACATTGTATTTTGCAATACTTTTGTCTGCCATGTGCTTGTTTAAATTTATCACCACAATGTGGACACTTGACTGTTTTAAGATTTGCCATTGTAGTTATCTATTTCTTCTTGTGTTAATTCGTCATCTAAATCATCTAAGATGAATGTATCAAGAATCATTTTTTCTTTTTTTTCTTGTCAGCTACCCTTGACTTCTGTACTTTTTTCGTATTTATTCTTTTACCAGCTTTATATGCCTTAGCAGTACGTTTTATCTCTGCTGCACGTTTTCTAGCAGCTGCGTCAGATAAACCTGCTAAATATTTTGCTGGTACACCAAATCTATAAGGTTGTGTTCTCTTTGCCATCAGCGCAAGTCAGTGTCATGTTTTTTAGAACCACGAATAAAACTATTTACTCTACCCATGGCCCAAGCACCCATACTTGTACCTGGTCTTGAACCAGAACTAAGATATGCAGCTTGACCTCTACGATACACTTTTTTTAATGTAGCTAGAGATATGCCACTTGATTTAGCTTTTTTTATTAATGCTGCGTTTGCACTTGCTGGTATTTTTGCTGCCATTATTTCTTTATCTTCTTGACTTTACCGTTTGCTGTTCTTGCAAACTTATGTGTTTTAGTTTCTCTAATTAAAGTACCATAGTATCTTTTGCCACCCCACATCCAACTTACTCTGGCCATTATTTACCTACAGCTTTTTGTGCGTTCTTGTGAGCTTGTGTAAAAGTTGCACCACGTTTCATAGAGTTCAGCATATATTGCATGTGTCTTTTTGTGTGGTGTTGACTATGTTTTTTCATAGTGTCTTGTTGTCTTTTTGTAAGACTAGACATGTCTATACCTTTAATCTTCATTTCATTCTTCTTAATTTTTTAAAATCAGATGCAGTTAACTTATCGTAAGGTGGTGTTAACTTAGCAATCTTTTTTTGTTTTTCAGAATAACCTTTTTTACCTTTAGGCATATTTCTCCTTTACCAATCTTTACAAGCCCAGTAACGAGCTGTTGTCTTATCTTTTGCTGTACTACATTTGTGCCTGGCACGAAATGATGCACGTGCTTTTGGATTATTTTTTCTGACTGGCATGTTAGGGTCACCGAACATAACCTTCTTGACTTTGCCATTATCCATGACAAAAACTTTTTTAGATTTTCTTCCGTAACCTGGTTCGCCTTTTCTAATAGCCGTAGGACTATTTAGCTTAACCTTCATGCCTTGATATTCAGCCAATCTTAATACATTCCTTTTTTCTTTTTTTTCTTCTTGCCTTTTTTATGATATGGCATTGTTTCTCCTATCTATAATAATATTATGGCAGAATACATTTCGGGTAACAAGTACCCTAATTCCAAACGGAATGCGCAGTACCAAAAGAATCGGACCTGCGTTGATTCTGCATGTACTACTATTTTATCTCAATATAATAAATACAAATATTGTTATAAACACAAACCTAAATCTTATCCAAGAATCAAAGGCAAGTATGTTGATGAAACAAAACAAAAACCCCTGGGCTGAAAAAAAATTTTTTTCTCTGAATTGTAAGTTAGGAAAATTTCTAGTAGAGTTTAATCGCACAAACAACATGGAGATAGTAGCAAGATACAGGTAAAGGGGACATCGGGAGTACAAAAGCCTTACCATGCAGCCAGCATGACCAACTAGAAAGACAAGTAAGGTACCCAAGGTCTAGCAAAACATCCTAGTTCAAAATAAAAAATATAAAAAAAAATAGCCCGTTATATTCAAAATGACCCCCTATAAAATTACATTATTAATGAGATGCAAAGAATGTAAAAGAAAACTTAAAGCAATAAATGATACTAACTTTTATTGTGATAGTTCTCCTAATATGTGTAGTTTATCTACAAAAACAATTAACAAACACAAGATATAGTATATCTTTACAGATACACATTATATAGTATTAAATTGGCAATAACACAATATGTTGTTACGAATACGAATACCCATCACGCAAATTTACATTCCCGTTTGTTTGTCCTATAATACGTATTATGTTGCGCAAGCACGTCAATAAAATAAGCCTTTTAGAAAAAAAAGCCTAATTTATCTATATATAAAAGCAGCTGCAAAATTACCCCTATATTTTTTTTAAAAATGAATATGGCATGGCCTAGATTGAAACGGATTGATAGATTAAAAATGAAAAAACTTATCGCTAGTAATTTATATATGAAGAGTACAAAAGTTACAGACTGCAAGAAATAAGGAAGGTTACAATAAAAAATAAATTTCTTTATTATTGTGTACATTAGTTACAAAGATGTATTAAGATTAAAGTATATGAAAATTGAGCAAAGAAAAATTACGTTTGTTATCGGGGCATCTGGTTCTGGTAAATCCAGCCGTGCAGAAAAATTTGCAGCCCGTGATAATTCTTTTGTAATTGACCCAGACCAAATCAAGTTGGCCCTAAATTCATTTCAAGATTTAGATGCTGAAACTAATGAGCAGCTGCATCCGTCAGCCAGCCAATTAAGTAAAGATTTACTAGCCAGTTATTTCAATGACCCCGAAACATTTTTGGCAAGATACAAAGCCGATTCGGTTTTATTTGATAACAGGGGCAAGGATTGGGTCAAGGTTCAGAATCATATTAAGAATGGTTTGGCTGCTGGTCTGGCCGTTAAGTTTGTCTATGTTGAAAACTCTTTGGCCAGCTGCTTATTAAAT